GTTAAAAAAACTTTAGATAGTTTTGATACTATAAAAAATATAAGAAACCTTTTAAAAGCAAAACAAAAATCTGGTAAAGTTTTGCAACCAGACATTCCTAGATTTGACACAATACAAGAACGTACTGCAGCTATACTAGACGATGCAACTTTTTTAGAAGAGCAATTCATGGAAGATCTTGTGCCTATTATGGCAGATGTAATGTTACCTTTTCATAACAAAGAACTAGATCCTAAGATACAGGCGCTTATAGATAATGTACAAGAACATAAACGTCTTGCATTTAACTCTAAAGAACTTAAAAGAGATTCGCAATATATAGCTCTTAAAAAAAGAAGAGATAACAAAGATATTACACAAGAGCAGTTTGAGACAGCGGCGTTAAAAAGAAATGTAGAGCTTCTTAAAAATAAACAAATACTAGGTAGAGACGACATTATTAGAGCAATGCGTAACGCACACAAAGATAAATCTGCTGCGTCGTACTTGTTTGACCCTATTATGTATTCTAGTGAACCTTTAATACAAATGTTTGCTAAGTCTGTAAAAGCTGCAGAGTTTAGAAAGAATGACATGACTCTTGAATTTAAATATGACCTTAAGCAAGAATACGATAAGTTTGCAGAAGGAATGGACGAGTCAGATGTAGCGGCATTAAACGAGGACTTGCTGGAAGAGGTAGAAATGGATCAATTTAATTTTGAAACAAAAGAAAAAAGTACAATAAAAACTTTAAGTCTTACTCAACCTCTTCTTATAAATAAATACAATGAGAATCAAAAACAAATGTATGTTGAGTTAGGTAAAAAGTATAATAAACCTGCTCGTAAAGATTACAAAACTGATCAAGAACTTATTGCTGCAAAAAGAGAATGGAATAACAGTAACAGCAAAAGAAAGTACGACGCTGAAGTAAATGTTTGGCTGCAGAAAAATACAGAGCCTATAGACGGGTGGAAAGATAAAATGTCTGAAATAAATAAACAATTATTTAAGGCTAAAAAATTAAAAATAGAAGCACAGCAAGCAGGGAAAGCAGAAGCCGCATCAATGCAAGATGTTAAGCTACAAAAACTTACAAAAAAATTAAGTTTTAATGTAATAACAGTTAATGGTAAAACTGTGCCTAGAGGAGAGTGGATTAGACCTAAGAAATCTGAGTATTCTAATCCTAAATATGAAGCAATACAAGCTGATCCTAAAAAGAAACGCTACTATGATTTCATGTTAAAAGAATTCCAGGCTGGCCAAAAAATGGTTGGGATAAACCGGTTTTCTAAAAACACTTGGGATGACTTTTCTTACATAATGCCTAGTATTAGAAAGCAAGAGTTTGATCGTGCTAGAGAGCAAGGCCTTATTAGCAGTACAAAAGATATGTTAAAAGAAGGGTTTTCTACACAAAGTACAGATACCCAATTTGGTTTATATAATGAGAAGAGTGGAGAACTTAAAAAGTCAGTGCCTGTATATTACACAGGACTAGAAGGGGCTAAAAACGTATCTAGAGATATTGCTAGTAGTATATACGGGTTTAGACATATGGCCCATAACTTTGTTGCTAAATCTGATATAGTTGGACAAGTTATGTTGTTTAGAGATATTGTAAAAAACAGAGATACTATAAAAGTAGATGCTGCAGGTGTAGAATATGTAAACAATATTGCAAAACAAATAGGCATAAAAATGCCAGTAAAAGAGCCAGGTGATTCTTATACATACAAACATGTTGATGAGTTTATTGATATGATTATGTTTGGACAAAGCGAGTTTAAAGCTGATTTTAATATTGGAAATAAAAACTATTCTGCAAATAAAATAGCAGGTACGTTAAACTCTTACATGGCTCTTAATACTTTATCATTTAACTTCTTGCAAGGGGCCAATCAAGTAATACTTGATAACATGTCTATGGTAAATGAAGCAATTGCAGGTGAGTTTGCTACTACAAAAGATTTAGCATGGGCTAAAGCAGAGTACTGGAAAAATGGTGCAGCTATTTCTGATATAGGTAAGTTTGCTCCTGAAAGCAAAATGGGGAAAGCTTTAGAATTCTTTGATGGCATGACAGAGTTTACAGATACTGAAGGTAATAAGATTGTTGGAGGTAAAGCTCGTAAAGCTCTTAGCAAAGACAATTTAATGTTTGTACAGCAAGGTGCAGAACATGAACTGTCTGCTACAAGAATGTTAGCCCTTATGAAAAACTTAGAAGGGAAATTAAAAGATTCTGACGGTAACGTAATAATGAATGAAGAAGGCAGTCCTGCAAATTTATGGGACATGCTTATAGTAGATAAAAAAGGTAAAATGTCTGTAGACCCTAAAGTTAAAAACTTTAAAAAAGCAGATTTTATAAATCTTTTACAAGGGCTATCTAGAAGAACTAACCAAACAAAAGGTAATTTTGATAGATCTTTACTTAACAGAAGATGGTACGGTAAGTTAGCTATGTTGTTCCGTAACTGGATGATTCCTGGTATTCGTAGAAGATACGGACATGGAGGATTTACAGGTTCTACATTACAAGTAGATGAAGAGCTTGGAGCAGTTACACAGGGTATGTATATATCTTTCTATAACATGCTAACAGAGTCATACCAAAAGAAGCAAATTCCAATGACTACTTACAGGACTATGACTGAAATGGAGAAACGTAATGTTAAACGTACTCTAGTAGAATTATCTAGTTTAGTAGCATCTTTTGCAATAATAGCTGCTTTATCAAGTATAGATGATGATGAAGAAACTTATGTTACTAATTTTATGTTGTATCAAGCAAAAAGATATAAGATGGAAATGCTACAATGGACTCCTCTTGTAGGAACTAAAGAAGCATTTAGAATTCTTAAGTCTCCAACAGCTACAGCTCGTCCTGTAGAACAAGGAATAGCTTTAATAGAGCAAGTAATGTTTAGAGAACTCCCTCATTTAGTAGGTATACCTGTAAATGAAAATAAAATATACTATCAACGTAAAAGCGGTAGATATAATAAAGGAGATAGGAAGATAAGAAAGAAACTTAATGATTTAATCCCCGTAATAAGAGGTTTGCAAAAATCTCAAACTCCAGAAGAAGCAGCCAAATGGTTTGGAACTTTAGAGTAGCAATAAAAAGGGGACGTCAGTCCCTTTTTTTATTAATATAAACATATGGATTAAAGATTTCTTCCTCTAGATTTATTATGCTATGTAACTCTGCAGCAACAGGTAATTTAACATTTAGTTGCTCCTCTAGTCTAAGTCTTCTGTTTTCTGATTTAAAAAGTATTTGCGCTAAGTCTCCTTGTAAGTTAAAGTTATGAAATTCTAATATCTTAGTTTTGTATATTATATCTAGCTCAGAGTATTTACCTTCTTTAAATTTTTTAAAATTCTGTATGTGGTTTTCAGGTATTCTAAAAACAAATACTACATATTCTGGGGAAGGATCATACGATTCTACAAATGTGCTAAACTGCGAAAGCGCTTGCTCAAATTTTAAAAACGTAGAATCTCCACAAAATCTGTAGAGTAAAACAATATGGTCTTTATGTTTTTCAGTACCTATAAAACAATTAATAAATAGCTCTTCAAACATAAATAGCCTTCTTTCACCTCCAAGCATTGGAAATACAAATAAAGAAGATTTATTTAAAGCCGCTGAAGAAACTTCGTACGTTATTGTAGATCCTACAACTTTAGATTGTATGCTATTTACTTTGTAGTTTCTTTTCTTTACTGGAAAGATTTGGCCTATATCTATAGAAAAAGTATCTGTAACTAAAGATATTATTTCTCCTAAAATAATTATAGGCTTTATCTTATCAGTATTTCCAGAAATAACAAAAGTTCTAGGATTTTTAATTGATGTAATTAAATTTTTGTGTTTAACTTTCATGAAATACAGAATTAGAGTTATACAATACTAGCTCTGGTAAAGAAGCTCCTGTATATTTAAGCACCTCTTCAGGAGTTCTAAGCATGTATACAAGATTAAATGTTTCTGTAAATTTGCAGATACCATCTTTAATCCCAAACTTTTCTATGTAAATCCTTAAAACTTCTTGATAATATTGAACAGTTTTTGTTTCTCTTATTATCTTTTCTGAAGTTTTAATGCCCATTCCTGGAATTCCGGGTATACCATCTGTTGAATCTCCCATAAGAGTTTGCATCCACAAAAACTTATTAGCATCTTCATTAGAAGTATTTATCCATTCCATTTTTTGAAAATTAAAATGCCTTCCGGGCACCTGTTTAAGCACATCTTTATCTGGACTACATATTACATATGATTGACTTTTATTTTCTGCTATAACTGTAGAGTATATACTCACACAATCATCAGCTTCAAGTCTAGGTACATGTGTAAAGTTATGCGGAGCTTGTTGTAAGTATTCTTTAAGCGCATAAAATATAGGTGGTTTAGAACTAAGCTTTCTATTGTATTTATAAGGCTTAGTCTTAGCTATATTGTACCTAAAACACTTACCAATTGTCAAAAATCCTGCGTATTTATGAGCACCTGTTTCGTTAAGAATTGTTCTAATTCTATTATCTATCCCCTCAATCGCCTCTTCTAGGGTATCTTTACCCATTTCGTAATACAGAAGGCTGTCTGCGTCTATTAGTGCTACTTTCATAATGAAAAAATTATAGGGGCACTAAGGCCCCTTAATTATTATATAGCGTTAAGCTCTGCAACATCTTTGTCGCAAGATTCTTTACACTCTGAATACTCTGTTACTGCTTCATTTCGCATGTCTGCCCACTGCTCATCAGTCATAGCTGCATAAGTAGAACTATGGTAAATTGAGCCGTTAACTCCTGATAAAGAAGAATGAACAAAATATTCTAAGCATCTAATAGCACCGTCTTGATCGTCAGGCACAGCACCAACATGCATTGGGTCTACAAAAATGTTGTGAATCTCCCCACTGTAGAAAGAGATGTATTTAAGACCACCGAAGTGTAAACCTTTAACACACGACTGGTTATCATTTGTATTTACATGGCTCCAACTAGGAAGTCTGTGTCTACAACCAACTTTAATAAAATGCTGAGGGGTATCATACCCATTAATACCTTCACAATAAAATTCATCACCGCCTGAGCCCATAATTGCAGGCTCAAACAATCTTTCTTCTACTGTTTCCGGTAATCCACCACCATCTATTTCTCCTGTGTCAGGATTAAATGTGCGTTTGTAACGGTCAACTTGTTCGCCAGTCTCTCTGTCAAACTTATGCATAACTTCTTTAGATACTTTGTAACCATTAAGAAGTCCCTCTGTGGTAATCTTCATTTGATACATAGTAGCTCTACGTTTTGCAATCTCTTCACTAAGACCTTGCTCTTCCATTAACTCTTCTTTTAGTTTAGGATGCACATATTGTAGGTTAACAAAGTTAAAGAAACGATTAGAAAAATCTGAATCTATACCTTTCTTTCTAAGAATAGGGTTACGCAACCATCTAGTCCACATTTTTATAAGAGGAATCCACGACACTTCTTTATCCATAGACTCAAAGATTCTATCTACAAGAGGTTGAGGCATTGGATAGCTAGAAACTACACCATTACTCTTAAGAAAGAACTGGCCTGTAGCCTTGTTCACGTGAATGTATTCACATTCTGTCTCAATTGTTTTTGTGTAGTCCTCTACAGCTAATAAAGCAAAATCAGAGAGTATTTCCTTATACTCTTCCATACTTACTACATCATCTGCCCCATCTTTAAGGGTTAACATGTCAGCGTACAGCTCTTTGCTGTATGTCACAGAGAAATTTTTGTCTCCGTATGATCCTGAAATCACGTCTTCAATTACGTTTAGTGTAATCATAATTTAATTGTTTATTTGGGTTACTAATTTACTACTTTTTAATGAATAATACAAGTTTAAAACATGTATCTTATTGTATTCCAAGGTATTATCTCATCATGCATTATCTGAAATCCTTTCATAAATGCACTTTTAAGATGTCTATTATACCTTATGTTTCTGCCTCCGTACTGAGAGATTTTAGGCTCTTGTATACCTGGCTTCCATAAATCTACCTCTGTGTGAGGATGATTCTCTAAATTAGCTTTGTGCTTATTCTCATTATGTGTTAAGAATATTACCTCTGCTAAAACTTGCTCTTTGTAATCTACATAATCGTTTAGCATTTGAAACAAATATTTGTACTCTTCTAGCCAGCCGTCATATATAATAACCGGGCTAAAGTTTACATGAACATCGTAACCTGCATCTATAAAAGCATTAATAGCTTTAATTCTATCAATTATTTTAGACGTTCCACGCTCATGTATATCTGATCTGCTTTGTGGCATTAAGCTAAATCTAATACGTATTTTACCTTCAGGGTTAAACTTAATTAACTCCGGGTTAACATACTTAGTAGCAAAACTACCCATTGCAATAGGGTGAGTTCTAAAAAACTCAAAGATATTTTCCCAGTCATGAAACTTAGAATGCAACGCAAAATCTTCGTTGCAACTAATATCATAGGTAGTAAAAATAGGATGAGTTTGATTAGGTTTTTGCTGAGGTGTAAAATAAGCATGATTGTTTACCTCAGTAAGTATATCTCCTGTATTTGTAGCTATTGTTAAACCTTTAGGCTTATGGCGTTTCATATAACAGTATGAGCAGTTATATAAGCAGCCATAACCAAACGAAGGAGTTATAAAGTCCGTCGATCTGCCTGAAGGTCTAATCAATAAAGCTTTTCTAGTAACTTTAGTTACCATTCAAGCCTGTCTTTAGCTTCTAAATAAACACTAATCTCCTTTTGCAGCTCTGGAGTAAGATCTGGAGCTGATTTAGGGTGCACATCAAACTTCCCTATAGTAGATAGCATAGTCGATACCTCTTCGTTGTATTCTAACAACTCTTGGCAGTTAGCAACAAGTCTAGTATCATATGCACCTGCATTAGGCATATCTAGCACAAACAATTCTCTACTTTTAGCAGCGATCAAATCAGGATCTGTAACTTCCTCACAAAAAGTTTGAAACTTAGCAATCCTTTCTACATTCTTCTTGATCTCTGTAGCTGTAGAATCATCTTTATCATTTATATCAATCCAATTTCTAGAGTTGTAAGTTACCGCTTCTGCAGCTTCATAACATTCCTTAAACTTACCAAATAGCTCAGGGTTAATATGTTTAAGTGCAGACAGGTGTCGCATCTCTTTAACGGCCTGGATCTTTTTACCAGTATACCATTTAATTAAGTGTGAATCCATAGTGTATCCTCCATCTGAATTTAGTTGCAAAAAGAAATCATCAATATGCTTACAATTAGCACCTTTTGCAATGTGTTTAATATAAGTTTCTCTAACTCTAATAAGCTGCGGCGTATCCCAATCTTGATCTGCTTTATCAGACCTAGCCCATTCTACAGGGTGGCCTTTCTCTTCGCCATAAGTTGTATATACACGCACAGGTGCTTGCTCATAGTAAAACACAGGCTGAGATTGAACTTCATTCCAATTGCTCCAGTTATTTTCAGGATAAACCTTTTTAAACGTAGGAGCATAGCAAGCAATAATATCTGCAGCAATCATAAACTTTTCTTCATCAGCAGTACTACCATAGTAGATAGTCTTTTGACTGTGCATAAGATCTTTAGCTCTAGGCTCGATCTTATCCCAAGTATAATGTTTTTTATCGCTACGTTTATCATCAAATCTAAGAGTGTATGCAACCATACGTTCTTCTATCTTACGACGTTCTTCTGGAGTTATGTTCTCAAATGTTGCAACTTGTTCAAGTGCTGTAGCCTCTTTTTTGTAGTTTTGAATCCAGTCATCACTGACCTCTATATCGTCATAAGATTTAACGTTAGATGATGATTCTAAGTAACTAAAAACAGATTTACGTCTAGCTAATTCTTTGTTCCACAGGTTAAGAGCTTTTGCTTTCTCAATTCCAGGAGGCATAAGACGCAGTGCTTTAGGCAAATCAGATTCTTCGGGCTCATTTATAACTATAATAGCAGATACAGAATTAGACTTGGTAGACTGTTCTATCAAATAAAAATCTTTGTATTTGTTAAACTGCTCAGCTTTCTTAATGTACAAATTACTAGAAGTAAGAGTGCTCCATCCTTCAAGATTTTCTCTAACAATATTATTTTTACCTAGTTTGTAGTCATGTTGTTTAGTAATCTTTTTAGCAGACATACTTTTAAACAAAACACTAGGCGTAGTAAATTTAATGTTAGTAGAAGGTAAAAACTTAGGATTAAGATTTTGCTTATCAATAATGTTAGCAATTCTACCTAAAGCGGTACCACTAGTCTGTCTGCTAAGAATATCTCTACAAGAAAGCAACCAAGAAATAAGATCAGTATCTTTCAACTCGTCTTGTACCATCTTAGTAGCTTCTACAGCAGCTTTCTTAATAACACCTTGAACATAAGCCTTAGTCGCGTCATTCCATATTACTTTCTCACGAGATGGTGTAACATCTACACCCTCCTGAAGTACTATGTCTTTACCTGTTTCAGGATCTCTCATAACTTGACGAGCAGGACATTTAAAAGCAATTGGGCCCCACAATGTTTCCATCTCTAGTTCACGAAAATCAATAAAACCATAATTAATACCAGTAGTAGCTTTACTATTTTTAACAACTACAATATGCGGTTTGTTAAATACGTAAGTATCAGATACAATAAGATTTTCAGAATTGTAAAGCACGTTAGCTTTAAAATGCTTTTCCATAGTATGAATAGGCCCATCTTCACTTACATCAATAATATCAAACTTAACGTTATCAAGATACAATAACTGTTCTTCTACAGAATCCACAAACTTAGATCTGTTGTGGCGTTTAACACCAAACGAAATCTTAGTATAGTTTTTATCTTCTGAAGGTTCACAATAAACTACGCTACCGTCAGACAAAGTAAAACTAGGATTAATAGTATTAGTTTTAAGATTAAACTTAGAAGTAGTAAAGTCTGTTTTGTAGTTGTAGCAATTAGCAGTAATCTTTTTACCGTTGTATACACTTTCAATAGTGTAGAAATCGACGCCCGTAGACAAAGGCACTTTAGCACCTAAGCCAAACGCACCAAAATTCTCTGATGTGTTACGCTTAGTTGAGTAGCCCAACTCTAAAACTCCTTCTAATCTACGACCGCCAATACCTACACCATGATCCAAAACGCTGAATTTATCGCAATATCCAACGCCAGGATGTTTTTCATAACTAATGTAAATTTGGGTTTTTTCTGTGTTTAAATGCTTTATATCGTAGTAACTAGCATCAAAGTTACTGTCTTCATACTGCTCACCGTTACGGGTAATGTAGTAATCATTTTGCTGAGACTCTCCTGTAAGGATTTCTATAGCAATTTCTTTCTCACGTTGAGAGTCACAAGCATTAGTTGTAAGCTCACGAACTGTAGAAGGTATAGGTGTAGAGTACTGCGTTGATTGAAGAATATCAAAGACCATCTTTTCAGCGCCTTTGTTAATCTTCTTTGCAAGGCCTTTACCTCCTATTATTTCTTTGTCAATTGTTTTAATAGCCATATAGTGTTTCTTTTAAGGCGTTATATATTCTTTTTTGATTTTTTGTTAGCATTTCCTTACTAATAGGAAATACTCTGCTTTCCGCATCTGTATTTATATAAGATTTGGTGGGTTTTGATTGTTGTATGTGTTTAAGTTTCCATTCTACCGTTTTTTCAGTAGTACTAGACCAGCATAAGTGATAAAAATGCATACGATTGTTATGTCTAAAACTATCGAAAAGTACGACGTCAAACCAGTTATTGTAACACACACCAATCAAATCCCCTTTAGACAGCTCTGCTGCCCAGGATTTAAACGGTGATTCCATAATGTAATTTAAGTTATAGTGCTTTGATAAGTTCTATAGTTTCAAGCACCTGTTTTTGATTCTTAGGTAAAAAGAGTTTATACTCTAACCCATTCTGCACGATATGCTGTTTAAACATCTTCCATTTAACAGGAAAAACATCGTTAGCAAATCCTTTTACTTCTATAATCCACTGACCTTGCGGGTCTACAAAATCAGGAGTATATGTTATACTTCTAACTTTAGTGGTATTATCTACATATTCTTTATGAGTATTAGGTTCTACACATGTATGAGGAAAGTAAAAACCCTCTAAAAGTTCAAACCTTCTTTTCTCATACAGTGCAGTAATACCTGCGTCTTCAAGTTTTTTATATGTAAATAGTTCTAATTTTGATCTAAACTTTAATCCTTTGTATTCTGTTGCAGTTGCGTTTCTAACTTTCTTGTTTCCTTTGGTTCTTCGTGTTGCCATGTCTTTATATTTGAGGTCAATTCTATTAAGGCTTGCATGCCTCCAAAAGAATTAAACTTAGCTATATAATCTGACAAATCTTTACAGCAATATTCATCTGGAACAAATATGTTTGTAAAATAATACTTTTTCTTAATCTTATTCGCCATGGTTTGACCAGGGTTGTTTGGATTAGTAAAGTCATTATCGTAGAATATGGCAATTTCTTTAAACCTAGACTTAAGGTGTGTTATAAGTTTTTCATCAGGCATAATCATCTCGCTTTGCAGCGCTATAGCTGGTATACCCATTTCATACAAACACATTACATCCTTAAGAGCGGAAGTAAGAATAAGCAAATTTCCTGTACTTGGAAGTTGTTTGTAACCTTGAACATGTTTGTTAGTAGTATTACTAGTCCATTTGTACTCCTCGTTGGGAGCATAGATTTTGTATTTTTTACCAATTTTGTACGCATAGGTTATTTCATTGCAAGTAAACCTATTTTCATTAATCCAATAATGTGAAATAGGTGATACATCAAATTTAAGTAAAGTCTTTTTAGTAATCAAATATCTTTCCCAAAATGACTTATCTAACTTAGACCAAGGCCTAGACTTCTTTTTAATAAGAGTTAACTTCTGAATTGTAGGTTTTTTATTCGTTATTCTGCCTGCAAATCCCATTGTAAACGTCGTATTATTAACTTTAGAAGCCAATCCAAGGTTAAAATCATTGTCAATTATAGTCAAAGCTTCTACAAAATTGCAAGAATACTTAAACTTAACATAGTTAAAGCAGTCAAATGTATGATCAGGATGACCAAAATCCTTGTATAAGAGTTTACCTTTCCAGTAAACAATACTTACACCAGGTTTTTGGTCTTCCCTTAGATCACTACAAAACTTCTTACTAAGTTCTATGAAATTTGGGCAGTAGTATTTGAATATATCATACTCGCTAATTTTAGAAAGTAATACATCCGTGTGAAGATGATCCTCACTTCTTCTGCTCTTTATCATAGTTTTTAGTATTAAACCCAGCTATCGTTTTCAGAAACAGAATCATCATCTGCAGTTACAACTGCTAGCTGAGGAGTAAATGTACCCCACACTAAGTCAGAATTAAACTCTGCATTAAAGGATTTATACTCATCGTTAAGTGCTTTAACAAATAAGTCGTCTCTCTGTGGTTTAACTCTACCAAAGTTTTTAAGATAAACATTTTGGTATTTACCATCTTTAACGCCTACAAGTAGTCTAACTTGATTGATAGAAAGCATACCAAGTAAAGCTTTAAGCTCTGTTACATCTCCTTGTACAATCTTTTCCATTGAATCAAATGTAACCTCATCACCATAAGCAACATTAGCCCATGCTTTTACAAAGTTAATCAATGTTTCTTCTCCTACATATGCTTTACGAGAAGAGTTAGGGTTTTTCCACCAGTCATAAGTAGGAACGCCATCAGCCCAAGTATCTTGGCCCACATTATTCATCCATTGGTTTTTACCTGACTGAGAAACTCTGTGCTCATTTTGCATTAAGATTTCCATACGAGTAGTTAAGTCTTCATTCTTTACCCAGAATGTCAATTTAAAATACTCTTTACCACTAAATTCTACATAGTAGTTAGGTTCTGTTTTTACATTAATGCCAAGAGTGTGTAACTCTGCCATGTTAGGATTTATAGCAATTACATTAAAATTACTAAGGCCTGAGTATAATTTTATACCTCCACCTGATACTTCTTGTTCGCTTGAATTACTTTTAATAGCCATCTGTTATGAATTTAAAGGGTTATTTGGTTGTTCTACTTTTTCTTCGTTGTGATACACCTTATTAAGAGACATTTCTTTAGAGTACTCGTCTGAATTTAATTCTTCTATTTGTTCAGCAGTGTAACCTAAAACAGTCTCACCAGCATCTACAACAGTAGTATTTTCAGTTGTAGTAATACTAGTTTGATTAGGATCTACAGTTTCTGTAGTGTCATCTACAAAGTTAAAAGACATTCTACGCTTCTTCTTAGCTTTCTTGCCTTTTAATACCGGGTGCTTAAACATTTCTGTTAACTCCCATCCTTCTAGATTGTACTTAGTTTGAATTCCTTTGCGGTCAATTCCATTTTCTAAGTCCTCTATAATCATAGAAGTTGTAATAATTTCTGGTGTATTCGCTTTTGGAGTAGCGTTCTCGCTCTGTGTTCTTGCTTCAATCATGTTTTTAAATTTAAAGCGGTTAATCAATAAAAATCTTTGACCAGTCTAAAGGCATGGTCTTACCTTTTAAGTGCTCGCACCTACTACCAGCAGTAATGTCATCCATAGAGTCAAATGATACCATAGTTTTATCATTTTCTCTGTATAAATAACCTACCGCATCAGCGTTAGCGCAAGTAATCTGCTTAATTTTACCAGTTAAGTCGAGGTCTTTCACAGCCACTTCTTTACCTTTCTTTTCAAGCATTTTATCCTTTAGGTGCCCAACTAAGATCACATGAGGTGCTAGAGTGTTCAGTCTGTCCATCCATTTTTTATAGGCTATTCTTAAGTATAAGTAGCCAGCGCCGTTAGGCAATGATAAGACTGAAGCTCCAGGATTCTTTGTATCAAAGTTTTTACCCATTGGAGTTTGCATATACAATACTTTAGCATCAGCTTCACACCATTCTTCTAGTTTAGAAATAGTGTCAATAGCTATGTATTTATATGGCTTTTTTGCTTCATGAATTGCTTTACCAGCTTCTGCAAGTTCTTTCAGGTTTCCCACTTTTACTTTTAGCGCGTCAACCATGTCAGATCCATCTTCCAAGTCAATAATTAAACAATCATCAAGCTCTGATAATATAGTAGTTTTACCAATCTTTGGTGCACCATATATTATCATATTCTTTGGCGACTTTCTAGACGCCTTTATTTTAGTTTTTGGTAATTCCATTTTATTTTCTTTCTTTAATAGTAAATGTGCTTAATTCTGCTTCATACCCAATCATTCCTAACAAACCATCACGATTCTTTTCTAAATGGCAAGCAAGAAGTCCTTTAGGATTTTCATTGCAGTAAGTATCTGTAATATTGTACAAATCGTATGGACGATTAAGTATCATAACAACATGGGCATCTTGACCAATAGAATCACCACCAAACAAATCTGTTAGAAGAGGTTGGTATTGATTTTTAGCACGATGTTCTTGCTCTATGTTACGGTTAAGTTGAGACAGCAATATGTTAATAACACCAAACTCTGATTGCATCATCATACAACCTTTTGATATAGTGTTAAGTTTTTTAAGCTCTGTCTCTTCATTACCTCGTATCAGTCTTGAGTGGTCAAACAAGTTTATTACAACTCTATCCGGATCGGTTTCATGTAAAGATCTGTTGGTATTTTGTATGTAATCCATTGTTCTAGGAATGTTGTTAAAGTATATAGGATACTTTCCATATTTCTGCACTTTAGCAGCGTAGATTCTAAAATCCACATCTGACAAAGGGCTGTCTACAGAGAGTAGTGCGCCTAGTTCTTTATTAACATCTTTAGATGCTGAACGCATAACCTGTTGGTAGCCAGGCATCTCGAATGTCCAATACAATACTACAAGATTTTTATGTTTGTTAGTATCTAGTACGTCAAATATAAGTTGATTACTAAATGCTGATTTACCCACACCTGGGCGTCCTGCAATTACATATAGCTTACTTCTTTGTAGTCCACCTAAAAGATTTCTATTAAGACGAGGCCAAGATGTTGGAAATACCTCACGGTTACCAAGTTTAGCTTCTTTAACAATAGCAATAGACTGATTAACAGCTTTATCTATCTTTTGAAATCCTCTAGATTTAAATACATCAAAGTTTTCTTGTAATTCGCTGTTCTGAGTCTTCTTTTCCATTGTTGTCTTCTATGTCTACATACTTTTCCCAAGTATGATTATTAATCCAAACTTCTAAACTTTGCAAGTATTGAAGTCGTTCACGCTCTACTCTAAGCTGTGTATCCAGTAAGTTTATAATACGGTCATGCACAAACTTTTTATTGCCTACAATTCTTCTGTACCTATCTTTAGCTTTTTTATTAGCTCTAGCATTAGGGTCAGAAGCATGTAGAACTCGCAAGCCTGTTGGAGTCCTAACTTTCATGGGGTACCTTAAAAGCAAAGAGTTAAACATTTGGTCAAAATCGCTAGAGAACAGGTCTATAAACTTTTGTCTAATAACATGTTGCTCTACCGTTTGACCTAACTTTACAAAGCCTTCTTTTTGTAAATTATCCCAATTAGGAGATAAATTTAGTGCATCTAGTATTTTAAAACCTTTTCTGTAAATAGCATAGAGTGCTAGATAATCATCAGCACTTATTTTACTCTCAACTAAGAGATCAATATCTATTTCAATTTGCATAATTAAGGTTAGTTAATGCCAAACGACATTTTTAAGAGTTTTAATACTATTATTTAGCCATTTCTCTTCTTGGCTATTTTCTACATATAAGATAAAAATTCTACCTATTTTATCTTCTTGAAATCTAATAAGCCTACCAACACGTTGAACCATTGATAAAGATTTACTAGTCAAGCCGCAGATAACTCCTACACTCGCATCAGGGACATCAAATCCTTGATTAAGAGCTTTGGTACTACATAGTACAGGTTTAGTACCATCTTTAAAGTCATCTAAAGCTTGTTGTCGTTGTTTCTTAGTTTTACCACTATGGTACACAGTTGCTACATCATCATTAGCTTCTGCTAACTCGTTAGTAAAAGCATTAGCTCCTCCAAACACAATAATCTTTTCTCCAGGATTGTTACTTATAATCTTTTGAAGACCGTCTATTTTATTGTGCGCAAAATCAACTATCTTTTTACGTCCTCTGATGCAACTGTAAAACTGAGCAGCTGCTTGTTTTTTTTCTCCTGAAGCTGACTTATCTGCAAGAACTCTTTTAGCTTCATTAAAAGCGTCAAAGTTCCCTAGCTGATATTTCCAGTAGATAAACTTGTTGTTAACCTTCTTGTAATCAGCTTGTTCACTATCCGTAAGATTTACAGGAACACAATGAATCTCATATGGAGAAACAAGACCTAAAGATACACATTTATCAAGTGTAATACTATAATTTACAGTTGCTATTTCCTGTAATTTTATTTTGTATTCTTCTTCTTCAGGCAATGTAGCTGTCATACATAATAACGAATCATACGTATTATTCTCAAAGAATTTACGATACTTAGGAGATAAACCAAGGTGCACCTCATCACATATAACAATATCAAAGTTTTCATCTACAAGTTTGTAAGCGCTTTGATAACACATAACCTCTACATAGTCTAGATATTTTGTTTTATCCCACTTCTCAAACTCTTCTTTAAACTGATCTTGTAGTTGCACTGTTGGTACAAGTATAAGAGCTCGTGGCTCAAATGCTATTAGTCTTGCTTTTATCTTATCTACAATGTGGCATACTGCAAGTACACCACATCTAGATTTACCAAAACCAGTACCAGCGATAATACTACCGCAGTACCCACCTTTGGCCCAAGAATTTAAAGCTTTCTTTTGCTCCCTATCTTTAATTTCATGCATTACGATGGCTTCCATAAATTTACGGTTCTGTTAGTTTCTTTATCTAAATAATTACCAGCATATATTACTAGTCCTTTTTCTCGTAACTCTGTAACTCTACCAGTTACACGGTTAATATCCCAACCCAATGCTTTAGCAATCATACGGTTAGTTCCAAACCCAAGATCTTGCCTAAGTACTTGTAGTACTTGCAATTGTCTTTGAGTTATATCATTGTTTTCGAAGAGCTTTTCATAAGACTCTATAGATTTTTGATTCATAATTAATCATTTAAAAGTTCTACGTGTTTTATAGTATGTTCGTATACAAAATCAGAATCGTCATTAACAATTTCTAATTCATCGTCTGTAAGATCTCTGTCAAACCAGGTAGCTCTAGATACAAAAGCGTCGGAATAATCAGGATGGTCTTTAGTGTCTATCCCTTCTATTTCGACGCCTGTAAGATTATCAAAATCATCAGAGCTAAATTCATTATGTGAGTTTTGATCTTCTTGGTTTGCAGGATGCCATGGTAAATCATCCCACCAATCTTTACTCATTATTTACAGTATTTACAGTATCTTTAATAGCGTTTGATATTTCAAGCTTTGTAATTCTTTCGTTTAAAGTTTCGCAAGCTTTAATTAAAGAGTTTAATGTAGTAGTTTGATCTACTACTATATTAGTTAACAGTTTTAAATTTTCTTGTAATAATCCTTGTGTTGAAGTGCTCATTTGTTTATTTTTTTAGGTTTGTTAATCTATGGGCTAATACATCTACGGTTGTAGTGATTTTATGTTTTATTTTTAGGTATCTTTTGACCACGTTTAAGGTCGTACCTTTTTTGATTGATGCTCGGAGCACCCTTGATATTATTCCACGCATTTTTAATTGCTTTAATGATTAATGAAACATGTTGCATCATTTATCTCGATTACTAAATGACTCTATCAATACAATTACGCACAATATAGTCACGATTAAAATTATTACGTTTTGTATCATTTTAGTTTTTTTTAGTTATTGCCTCCATTCATTTTTAGGTAATCTCTTAAACTTTGTAGTTATTCCAAAGTAAGTTACATCGCATTGAGCAACCTCTTGCCAGAACTTAGATTTAGTCATGTCCCACCATTGATTATGTAATCTATCTTTAGAAGGTATAGAAAGCAGTTTCTTTTCAGCTTCTCTAATTTCTTTCCAGTCTGCTTCTACTCGTAAGCGTTTCTTTTCTTTTGCTCCGTACCTGTCTCTCTCATAAGTATACACTTTTGTTTGATCCTCAGATGTAAATCCAAATTGTAATTCAAACATAGTTCTAGTTTCCATCTTTTTTTTCATTACGCTAGTTTACGTTCTATAATACTACCTACGACTTGCACGCCAAGGTCCACTTCACCCTAGGGCAGATTAGACAGTAGTTTTTAAGATAAATGTCCGCTAAATTTAATGTAACTCTTTGTATCCATATTTACATTAACCTTTAATGTCCTAGTATGTGACCAAGCATTTATTTTATTACCAAACATAAGTATGTCTGTGCTTGCAGTTACATGTCCTTTTTCATTAGTGATTGGAAAACTATGTCCTGACCCATTTTTAATGTATTTAATCTGTTTTGGGTTTTTAACTATTTGTTTCTTATCTACTACCTTTTCTGTTGTCACTAAAGGTGTATAATCATGGTATCCTTTCTTCATGTATAGGTTGTTTACAGTGTTTGCAGGTTTCTATTTTTACGACTTTATGTAAATTTTCTCTAAGATCTTTTTCTATATAATTTCTAACTATACTTAATCTTTTTGAACCTTTACAAAGGCCTCTCATGTTTATATTGCTATAAACAACAGTTGAATGGTCTCTTTTTATAACATTGCCTATTGTTATAGTAGTCTCTTCAGTGTGCATACGAGCTAAATGGCAAAACATTTGCCTTGCTTCAGATATGTTTCTTTCTCTGTCTCTACTAATAATTTCAGACTTACTTATTCGCATTTCTTTGCGTATAGCTTTAAATATTATATCAAAAGGTGTTAATACTATTTCTCCCATGATTTACTGATGTTTGTATCTGCCTTAAGTAGGCCATTTGTAACTACAGCTAATGCTGCCTTTTCCATAAGACTTGTCATGTCTATAACCCATTTCTCTGCATAATCTATATGACATATAGTATCTATTTGATCATGCACAGTCATTACCATTTTTACAGGAGCTTTAGTTTTTTTAATATGCTCTCTAATTAAATGTAATGCAAGTTTAGTCATATCAGCTGATGCGCCTTGAATAGGTGTGTTTTTACTTGCTCTTTCAATACTTCCAAGTTCTCTTTTATCAGCCTTGCTATTCCAAATGTTAGGATACCAAGTAGTAAACCATCTTCTTCTGTTGTAAGGTGGGAACGTTTTAATGTATCCAAACTTTTTACCAAATGATGCTAGTTTATTTAAGAATCCTCCAATTGCAGGAAACGCTTCAAAGTACTTTTCAATTAAAAGACCAGCTTCATCTACAGATATATCTAATGTATCAGCAAGCTTGTTAGGGCCCATACCATATGCTAAGCCAAAGTTAATAGTCTTTACGTTAGTACGTAGTTTCTTATGCTCTTTACAGTTACACTTAAGATGTGCACGTTCTGTACCTCCACCTAAGTTTGCATAAGCATAATAAGAACAACCTACATCAGCTGCATCTTTCCATTCTTGACCATAAACTAAATCAGCACACACACTGTGAAGATCTTTACCTTCTTCTAATGCTTTAATCCACACGGGATCTTTGCTACCAAATGCAATTACGTTTAACTCTTGAGAGCTGTAATCACTTGAAACAAAACACCAATCGTCTGGGGCTGTAAAACAATTTCTAAATGCATTATCTGCAGGTATTTGCTGCATGTTAGGCTTAGAACTACTCACACGTCCTGTATCTAAGATTTGATGAAAACTTGTATGTATTTTATCATCAGCTGCTACAAACTTAAAGAACGCTGTTCCATAACTTGTAGCAATTTTCATCTTTTCTTTGTACTTGACATATTTATCTATAAGCGTAAACTTACGTCTATACTTATACATTTCCTTACCATTAACATTTTCTAACTCAGGCACTAGAGTTTTAAACACATCTAACACTTGTTTAGGTGATGTCCATTTTATGCCTATCTTTCTAATTTCTCCTTTCTCTATAAACAAGTTTCCTTGTATATAATTAGGAACAAATCGTTTTAACCTTTCATCAGTTAAAACTAAAGAATCTAAGTCTGCATTTAATTTAATTGCTTCTTTTTCATATATATCAGCTAAACCTGTCCATTTATCTTTATTTATATCTAAACCATTATACTCTATATCTGCAAATCCTAATACAGCGTCATTTTCAAGTTGTACTACATTTTCAAGCTGGTAGCTTTCTATAATAGGTAATTGCTTTTCTCTAATTTGACATAAATACTCTACATCTTTAGC